TTTTGTATTTTCTCACCCATTGAGGTTATATCCGTTTGTTGTTTAGGTTTTCCATACATATATTCAAAGAACATTTTAATAGCCCAATCTTTACCGCTGTCAATTGCTTCTGAAAGTTTAATAAATTCTTGTTCTTCCAAAGGAGAAAGTTTCTCAATTAGATTTTGTTCTTCTGCTTTTGAAGGACGTCCTCCATTATTACCTTTTATTCCTTTATTATTTGCTCTCTTATCCATTTTAAATCAGTTTAAATCAGTTAACTGAATGTCATAAATTTAATATTATTTTCTTATTTTTCATTGCTTCAATAACGGTCTTAAAGTCGTATCTAATAAAAGCCAGTTCAACATAGTTAGGGTATGTAACAATCCTATGACCTACTTTAATTGTAGGTAATGGACTAACTAATCTACCATCTACAAAAACTGCATCGGGTATGTGCTTCTTAACTTTTAATTCTAATTGTAACATATTAATTCATAAATATAATCATATTTTTTACATCGAATATCATAGTAGACAATTAATTCAATCCATTGAAATACTTCAACTGTCATTTCTTAGTTTTAAAAGTACTATAATTGTTCACTATATAGATGACAAACTCTCGCATAAACACACTATCCTTTTCGCTTCTATACCATTCTTTAGCAACTTTATGAAGGTCTGATAATGTTCCATGCTTAGTTACTATGTTCTTTCTATTCGGTAGGTCTAGTATCGGTTGTATTAACATTGATCACTTTCTTTTAACCACAAATCAATAACTACTTTAGACTTTTCTAAATCGGTTCTAAACTCCCCTTTTTTTTCAGCTCGTTCCAATCTTTTAACTATGTCAAATAAATAAGCATTCCATCCTCTCTCTGTTGCAACCTTATAAAGTGTTCCGTTATCGTTATTGTAATGCTTTGGTATATTCATATCTTTTCCTTTTATATCTAGTGTAGATGTTGACCAGTAATCAATTGCACCTACCTTGTTGAAAGCATCACCAACAAGTACTTGCCCTCTAGTTATATGACTATCCATATAAGTTACTTGGATTATCAACTCAGTCGTTTTACTTTTCGCTATTATATTTTGGTTACTTTCCAACATTCGATTGAGTTAAAATATTTCACTTCACCGCTTGGACTAGTCCATTCCTTGCCTTTCAAATTCACCTCAACTTCTAACAAGTCTCCTATATTAATATCGTTAATCAATGTAACTTTGTCTTTTACCAACTGAATCAAAATGTCATTCGAGAATGCACCATCTACAACTGTTAATACAAATTCACGTTTAGAGAATGCTTCTGATACAACTTGTGTATCTTTTTTTACTTTTAATGATCCTGTAATCTTCATAACTTTTTAGTTTAATTTTTCGTAAATATAATCATTTTTCTTTAACTACAACCCATTCACAACCATATTTTTTTACTTCACTTCCTCGATATGCTTGAAGCGGTTTTAAAGTATCTCCTTTTTCTTTGCATTCAATAAATATAGGCTTTTCATTTTCTTTCAATGCTAGTAAATCTGCTATTCCATTTTTATTCGTTCGTGTTAGATTGATAACAAAATAACCGTTGCTCTCTAAATTCTTAATTGTTAATGTTTGAAGTTTTGAAGCCATTATATACAGTTTTTTATAAAATATGAAGTTGTGAAATTCTTTTTCTTTTTTACACTTTCGTAAATTTGTTGCTCTATTCCACCACGAGCAAAAATATAAAATATTTCATTACTTAATCTGTCTTTTGTGGTGAGCCTATCTCTTGACTGCCAGTAAGAAGTAGCCGAAAAATCCATATTGTAATAAACTAAATACTTCGCTTCCTTTAAAGATATACCCTCACGACCTGAAACAATTTGTAAAGCAATGTTTTTATTTGTAGAATTAAATTCATCTAAATTAGTTGTTAAATTATCTTTGAAAACATCTTGTAAGGCTTCTAATTCAGCTTGAAATTTGTAAAAAATACCTATCTTATCTTTAAATTTATCTTTAATGAATAAGGCTTTAGTATTATCTAATACTTTTCTATTACCTGATTCAAATTTTATTGTTCCACTATACATTTGATGACATTTACTCATAAGTTTTACAGCTGTATCTGCTAAAATAACTTCATTTGTTCCCTCAATAACTAAATCTTTTTTAAGTTGCTTAATCAATTGATATGTGATAGGCTTCATTTCGCAGTACATAACATTTTCTTTTACTTCACTTGTAAATCCCGCTTCTTTTTGTGTGAACGTAACAAAGTAATCTTTCAAAATAGGCTCTATTAAATTTTGTTTAGCATCTGTATAATCGTTTACAACTCCATAACCTAAATGTTTTTGCGTTACGTTTACAAAATCTTTAGCCCATTTATAGAAGTTAGTATGCCCGAATGGTGAATATTTACTTACCCAAAATTGATGGAATATCTGAGAATAGTTTTCTGGAGTTGGTGTTCCTGAAAGTAGAATAATTGGAACATTTGAAAATCTTTGTTTAAAGTCTTTTGCTCCTTTGCTAGGCTTAGGAAAACTTCCAAATCTATGACTTTCATCGTGAATTATTAAATCAAATGTACCTATTGCTTTACTCATTGATTCATTATTTATAACAACTAATTCAAAATTAAAATTAAAGTTTTTATAATCTTCTTGAATACTAGATATTGCTTTTTTCTTTGTTAAGAATAGAACTCGTTTTGCTCCGTATAATTCCGCAGTATTTAAAGCGGTTAATGTTTTGCCAGTTCTTACTTCCATTGATAGGTAAACTATCATTTTTGAACGTAATATATTAACTGCTTTTTGCGACAGTTCTAATTGATATGGTCTTAAAATATAATTCATTTAAAGTTTTGTTTAAAGTAGTGTAACTTTTCTTCTAACATTTGCGTTTTACGTTTCTCATTTTGCAAATCAATATCTAACTGATAAAATTGATATTGAATGAATAACAATCGTTTTAAGGTGTTTTCTGTGGAAGTACTATCTAAGTCTTTCAATTCTTGTTTTAGTATCGTTGCTTCCGTTCTAAATGCTAAATTCTTTAAGTAATGAAAAGCCGTATTAATATCAATCTCAGAACGTAAATTTTTATTTATGATCTCGTCTTTTGATAGTTTAATATTTTGGTTTGCCAGTTCTGATTTAACAGAAATAAAAGGAGTGTTTAAAATAACTCCTGAGGGTTTAATTAATTCCATTTTCTTCTTGTATTTTATCCCAAATATCCAATGTCTTTGGATCAACTTTAGTTTTAACTATTTTAAACTTTCTAACTCCTCCAGGTGTTACTGTTTCATATTCGTAATTAAAGAAATCACAGTATTTTTTTACAGAACTAGTAACTTTATTTTTTGTTAATTTATTTCTATCAAATTTATTAATTAATTGATTTTCATAAAAAGTATAAAACCAACTTGACTCAATCCATTCATCTGATTTAATTTGATTAATACATTCAATAAGTTCTTTTGTAATTTCAACTTCTAACTTTTTAAACGGTAAAGAAATACTATCATAACTCATTAAACCATTTTTAAGATACTTCTTTAAACATTCAATCATATAACAATCAAAACGAGCGTATTCCTCAGAATCCCAATCGTCAAAAAACATATGCTTAAAATAATCAAAAGGAGTGTGATTTGCATTAAAAAAAGAACTTAATTCAACTTCAAACTTTCTAGCATCGTGTGAACCTCCATTACCTTTTAAAACGTAATTAGTAGTAATTAATATTTTTGGTGAATCTTCTACTGGAAGTTTAATAGTATCTTTTCCTTTATAAGTTATTTCTATACCCTCAGTAATTACAGAAAATAAATTTATAAATTGAAAGTTAGGTTTAACATCGTCGAAAACTAAAACCTGACAATCTGTTTTAATTGATTGATATGGAAACGGGTCTGTAAAAGAAAACTTTTTACCATCAATAGATTGAACTTTTTTAAGTTCTTTTATTGCATTCCAAAATAAACCCTTTCCGCTTCGACCGTTTGGCTCATCGCTTATCATTTCATCGTTTAAAACAATTGCTTTATTTTCGCTTTTTGATTTATAAGAGTGAACTAAATAACCTATAACAGTTTGAAAAGTATTATATCTGTCTACATTCTCACCTGATATTTTCCAAATAAACTCTCTGTATTTACTTTGGTGATGGTCTGAATCAATATAATTTCTTTTAATTACTTGATCCTTCCAAATACTTAAACCAAAATCACTATAAGGACGTAATTTTTTACTATCCTTATTTATTTCAACAACTCCATTTTCATAGAATAAATAACAAATATCTTTTTTATCTCTTAATAATGAAATTTCTTTACTGTTAATCATTGAAAGAAAATCTCTTTTAAAAACATTTGTTTTACCAGCAATTAAATTATAAACTGCTTTATTTTGTAGTTCATTTTCGATGTAGTTTAAAACATAATCTTTTATGTCTGTTTCATCTTTTATCTCTAAAAATATATCATTCTTCTTTATAAGATTAAATGAACTTTGGTCGTTCGGTTTACATTTAAAAAAGTTGTTTACTTCTAAAAACCTCTTAAAATTATAATTATCTAAAAAAGGTTTACCATCTTGACTAATACTGTAAAATGGTTCTAAGTTGTCTATATTCATAGTTAAAAATTAATAGTTAAACTTCTTGGATGATATTGTCTATTATTATTACAATATTCTTTTCCTAATTTATTTTCAAAAACAACTTTATTTACAATTTTAGATATATTAAATTTACAATTAACTCCGTCGCTTTTTTTCATAAAACCCAATTCATCCATAGTTTCAATTATTTCTTGGTTAGATACATAAAGACCTATTGACTCCTCGCAACAATGTTTTAACCCATAAGAACTACTTGTTTTAGGGTTTATATTTTTAGTCTTTGTAAGTGCTAACTCACACCATTTTTTTATATAATCTTTTTTAGTTTTCATCTTATCTTTGGCTTAAAACTTGGTTTATTAAATCTTCAATTTCTTCTTGTGTATTATCTTTAATTACTGCATCATAAAATCTACCAAAATAATGATAATAGTATTTACTCTCGTAATATTCTTTAATTTCACCATACGATAAATCAAAATTAAAATTCATAAAGTAATCTTTTGTAAAATCTACTCTATGCTTTACAGATAACAACGACCTTAATTTTTTAAGGTGCTTATTTATATCCCATCCATTAAAGGCATTATCTAAAGCATTTGATAGTTCCTTTAAAGTAACCATCTCATCACCATAAAAATAACCACATCGATTTAATTCTTTATGAAAAGGATTTAAGTATAAAAATACTTTACTTTCTTCATCGTAAAAAATTGTCTTGGGTTTTTTAAACTTAACAAGTTTTTTAACTTGTTTTTGACTTACCAGCTCAATAAAAGCATTAAAATCAATACGAGGTAAACTCTTTACCTTCTGCAATGTTTCTTCTGAAATTTCTTTCATTACCATAAATAAAAAATCCTATTACTTTCAAAGGTCGAGATCTTTTACTTGTAATAGGAATTGTTTTAATTTCTTAAATGTGTCTCGACTCACGAGTACAAATATAGTATTTATATTTTAAATACAAACTATTATTAAAAAAATAAACTTAATACGTTTTGTAGAAAGTTAATACACAACTTAATACGGGTTAAGTAATTGATAATTAAATATTTAATATTTTTACCGTAAAAAGTAGTTATAAACATAATACGGTCTTAAAGTCAATGGTAGTAAAGGTTTAACTGTTTTTTGTAGAAAGTTTGACGTTTTTTTTAGGAAAATATTTTTTTAGGGGTTGAAATCAATATGACTTTTTTTCTCAAACTTTCTACAAAATCTCTAAAACTATTGATTTAACTAGTGTTTCAGCCGTACAATGTTTATAACTAACTTAATACGTTTTGTAGAAAGTTAATACACTATAATTCTTTTTCTTCTTTTCACTAACTTTTTTTTCACTTGCTTTTCACTTCTAATTTTCTGCTGAACTTTCTTACTTTGCTTATCGTATTTCAGCATTGTTTTACGTTGGGTGGTTAAGTTGTGTTCATGCAAACTATAAGAGCAACTGGAGAGCAATAATATTAAAAGGTATTTCATAGGTGTAAAGATAAAAAAAACCAGCCAAATGAATGACTGGTTAATATAAGACTAATAAACTGTTCTTAAGGTAAGTAGTATTAGTACTGTTAGTGCAAAGATAGTTATATAAATGAAAATATATGCTCAATAATTGGTAAAGTCCAACCATCACCAAGTAAACTACCTGCTTTTTTTGTGCTTAATATATCACAATAATTATCTGGAAAGCCTTGTAATCTACACATTTCAACTTTATTTACTGTTCTAACTATTTCGTTTTCGTATATCAAAGTTAACATTCCAGTTGTTTCGTTTCTATGTTTTAAATATTCTTGTGAACTGCCATCACCATTCCAAGTTTTTAAAGCAACGTGTTTGTCTGTGTCTGCAATTCCACTTATCAATATATCTTTAAACATAATACCTCTATCTTTTGGTTGTGGTATGTCAGTTACTAAATCAAACATAGTTTCCTTAGTTTTAATATTGCTCCAGTAATAACGATTTCTGAGTTGGGATGTTAGTAACTTTGAATTAATACGAACAGGGTAAACACCTAAAGCCCTCGACATTATTCCAACGTCTAGTTTTGAAGCCGATCCAACATTTTCTTGAAGAAATAATACTTTAGGATTTAATGATTTTATATGTTCTAAAATTTCAACAAACGTAAAAAACAAACTTGACTTCTTACCATTAATTCCAGCACGTTTACCTGCTGCACTTAAATCTTGACAAGGTGATCCGCTTAAAACTAAATCAATGCTTTTCCAATCAATATCCCAATCTTTCCACTTGGTAACATCCCCGACTTGTATAGTATCGGGGAAGTGGTGTTGTGTCAATTCAATTGCATAAGGCTTTATTTCGCTTGAATAGTATTTATTTACTTTAATACCTACGTTTTCAAGGGCTTGTCGACCTGTATT